CAAACAAGAATGGTGGGACGAAGACCAGCGTCAATTACAAGAACGTAACGACAAAACTGATGCAGCAATCCGTGGTGGTAAAACACCTGGCGTAGATTCTACTGGATTCTACAACGCTGGTATCAAGGTTAATTAATTCATTCCATAAAGGAGTTTTATAAATGGCAAACGTAAATGCCGTGACAGGACTGTCGCCAGTTGGCACAGTTACTGGCGCACCCTTCAACGAGCAAGGCTACCTCTACGCTATCGCTAACGACGCTTCTAACACATACGCTATTGGCGATATTGTTAAGTCTGCTGTCGGTAACGATGCAAACGGTGTAGCTCTTGTAACTAAAGCAGCAGCAACCGATGTTCCATTGGGCGTTATTGCTTCTATCCGTGTTGCTAACCCAGGCGTAAGCTTGCAAGGCACAAACATTGACTTAGGTAAGTTGTATATCAGCTTGTCTTCTGGTTCATACACTTATGTTTATGTAATCACTGACCCTAACGTTGTTTACAAAGTTCAAGCTAATACTACTGCAAATGCTAAAGTTGGTTCTACTGCAGTTCCAACAATCACTGCAGACCAAACTTCTACTTTGTCACAGTCTTCACCTTTCTCCGCTACATACGTAACTGCTGATAGCTCTGCTACTGCTGCTTCTATGTTCCAAATTATCGGCATGTACCAAGACCCTTCAAACGTTCCTGGTGCTTACAATGATTTGTTGGTTGTGTTTAATAAACACCAATATAAACAAGCCTTCGGTGCTTAATTAATAGGAGATATATAAAATGGCTGGTGTAATTACAACTGGTACACATCCCAAGGCTCTATGGCCTGGTATCAAAGCATGGTGGGGTCAGGTTTATGATGAGCATCCAGAAGAGTACATTCATCTCTTCGACAAAGATACTTCTCATCAAAACTACGAGGAAGACGTTCAGTTAACTGGTTTCGGTCTTGCTCCAATCAAATCTGAAGGCCAAGGCGTTCAGTATGATTCAGAAGTTCAAGGTTTCGTAACTCGTTACACACACGTTGCATACGCTCTTGGTTACATCGTAACTAAAGAAGAGTTGGATGACAACTTGTATGAGCAAGTTTCTAAGCGTCGTTCTGCTGCTTTGGCAATGTCTTTCCGTCAAACTAAAGAAAATATCGGTGCTAACGTTTATAACCGTGCTTTCAATAGCACTTATAAAGGCGGTGACGGTGTTGCTCTTTGCTCTACAGCACACCCAAATACATCTGGTGGCACTTTTGCTAACACCCCTACTGTTTCTGTTGACTTGTCCGAAGCTTCTTTGGAAGATGCAACAATCGCAATCATGGGCTTCCAGAATGACCGTGGTTTGTTGATTAACGTAATGCCACGTTCTTTGATTGTAGCTCGTCAAGAATGGTACAACGCTAACCGCATTCTCAAGTCTGTATTCCAATCAGGTACTGCAAATAACGATATCAACGTTCTGAAGGCAACTAATGCCATCCCAGAAGGTATCGTAATGAACCATTACCTCACAAGTCCACATGCTTGGTTCTTGCGTACTAACATTCAAAATGGTTTAAAATACTATGAGCGTGTTGGTATCATGTTTGACCAAGACAATGACTTTGATACTATGAATGCTAAAGCTAAAGGCTACGAGCGTTATAGTTTCGGTTGGTCTGACCCACGTGCTATTTATGGCGTGAATGGCCCATAAGTCCTTGATTTATATAAGAAATAATGTCTAAAATAAAACCAGAAGAGCATAAAGAGAAAGCTAAAGCTTTTACTAAAATAAGAAAAAGAGGAACACCTAAGTCAGAAACTTGGCAAAAGGAATATGACCTTTTAAGACATTTTGGTATAACTTTAGAAGACTACAATTCTCTTCTGGTTAAACAAGACAATGTTTGTGCTATATGTAATAAACCTGAAACAGTCATAGATAACAGGACGAAACAACCTAGAAATCTGGCAGTAGACCATTGCCATACTACTAAGAAAGTTCGTGGTTTGCTATGTATGGGATGTAATCAAGGTTTAGGCAACTTTAGAGATAATCCAAAGTTTTTAGCAAATGCAATTTCTTATTTAATGCAAAATAATTAACTCTTTACATTAGAGTTAGTTTGTGATATAATAGGAGGGTTAGGAGTTCACAAGACTCCTTTCCTTTCCTTCTTAAGGACAAATCATGGAAAAAAGAATCATCGAAACCTTTCCAGCAGGCGTAGCTAAAGATAAGCCAAGCAATATGGCAACTCCAAAGTCTAATGCCAAAAAAGGATTAGGTAACACACAAGCAGTAGAGAATCAAGTAGGTCAAGATTCAGGTTTTAAAAAGAAGCGTCTACACCCTGTAGAAGCTCTGAAATATCCAAAGTAATACTTTTTTATCCTAAACGTCTTAATTGACGTGACCCATCACTTTTAGGAGATATAAATGGGAACACCAACAAGATTTACCTATGGCGTAGCAACAGTTCCACGTGGCTACCCACTTTCTAGCTATCCACTTCCAGACCCTTTCAATAGCACAAGCGACACTGGTTTTGGCGTAGCAACTTACTCTAACGACTTCATGTCTATCAATGCTGAAGATTTCACTATCTCTGGCTCAGGCTCTACTTTAATTAGTGCTTCTGGTTTAGGCGGTTTAGCTGTTTTATTACCAGGTGGTACTACTACTGCAACTGCAGCTTTTAAACCAGGAACATCATTTGGTTTTGTAGCTGGACAAAAACTATGGTACACGGCTCGTTTGGCAATTAGCGCAACTACTGGTGCTTTTACTGCAGGTCTAGCTTCTGCTGGTACTTCAGCAACTGACGGTTTGTACTTTGCTACTACTGGTACTACAGTTGATTTAGTATCACGTGTAGGCTCTACTTCTACAACTATTGTAGCTGGCGTTACAACTGTAACTGCTTCTACTTTTGTTGAACTTGGTTTTCATTACGATAACACTGATTTATTAGTGTTTGTAAATAACCAATTAGTTGCTCGTGTTACATCACCAACTATCGGTTCCTCTGGTACTACTTTGACTAGTGCTTTGTTGTCTCCAATCTTTACAGATACTCCAACAACTCTAGAAACAATGACCATTGACTACGTATTGGCTGCTGTCGAAGTTTCACGTTAATAGGGAGTAGCACATGACTACTACAATTCAAACGCCTATTCAAATATTGGTGGATGGTCCACGTAACGTCGTAATTAAATACGAAGGTACGTTAACTGCTACTGATTCAGGTGTTTATACTATTGTTGACCCTGCTGCATTAAGTGACTTTGACATCAATGGTGTTAAGGCTAATCGTTTACGTATTAACAAAATCAACTACGACGTAGAAGACTTGTTAACAGTAAATTTACTTTGGGAAGGTGCTTCTTCTAATACCGTAATCTGGAACTTTGCAGGTCGTGGTAAAGTAGAAGCAAGACATTATGGCGGTATTATTAATAATGCTACCAATCCTACAGGTAAGATTTTAGCTACCTTTGATTACGAAGGCACAGCACAGGTCTTAACTTTTACAATCGTTCTTGAGTTGGTTAAACAACACACCTAATGCAAACTAATCTAAACGCCAAAGAAATCCAATTAGTCGCCACCATCGTTCGTGCTGATGGCACTAGGGAGGAACTTGGCGTTATAGATTATTGGCATAAGAATCCAATCAAAAGAATCATTTGGAGAATTAAAAAATGGCTACACTCCTAGTTAATACTGGAAAAGCCATCGTAACCAACTACCTTAACGGTGGTGCAGCTACTCAGCCTAAATATGTGGCTTGGGGTACAGGTGCTGGTACGACGGCAGCAACAGATACAACTTTGTTTACAGAGGTAACGCCACGTGTTAGTGGAACTACTTCTCAAGTTACAACATCCACAACAAACGATACATTTCAAGTTGTAGGTACACAGACTGCTGGCACAAGTGAGACAATCACTAATGCTGGTTTATTTGATGCTTCTACTTCTGGTAACTTGTTTGTTAAGGGTGACTTTACAGGCATTCCTTTGAATACTAGCGATTCAATTCAGTTTACTTTTAAAGTACAGTTCAGTTAATGGCAATCAATGGTTCTAGTATAAATAGAGATGTAATTGATGGAAGCGATAACATTACGTTAACGCCTTCATTGACCGTCACCTCTACAAGTACTAGCACCATTACTAGAGTATTAGCGTTACTAAGAACTATTAGTTACGCAGTAACGTCGACAGTAACAATTAGTAAGCTTCAAAGTTTATTTAGAACTTTAACTTATGCTGTTACTTCGACAGTTACTATTAAAAGAGCTATTGCGGTAATTAAGTCAATATTGTCCGCATCTACTGCGACGATTACTAAGAGTGCCACAAAGACACTGACTTATTTGTCTAGCAGTTTAGCAACAATCAGTGAGTTAGTCTCTAGATTCAGAACTTTAACTGTGACTTCTACCAGCACAGCAAGCATTATCAAGTCAGCAACAAAACTATTAAGTGTTATTTCTACATCTGTAGCTACGTTGGTTAAACTACCAATTAAGCTTTTAGCTGTAACAGTTAATAGCCTTGTGACTATTGGCAGAGCAATAAGTAAGATTATGACTACTGTTGTTGAGCACACTATTGTAGTGCTTACTAACATAGCAATGCACTTAGTAGCTTTCTCAATAGCTGTAGTAAGCTCAGTAAGCATTAAACGAGCAATTAGCCGTACATTCTCAACCGTAGTAACTTCTACAGCTAGTTTGTTTAAATCAGTGCCTAAAACCTTATCTGCAGCAATAAGCAGCTTAGTGAGTATTACTAACAGCATAGGCAAGATAATTAAAGCTACAGTGTCTAGTGTAGTTACTTTAGCTAAACATAACTTTATCTTTAAGACTATTCAGCTTGTAGTGACTTCTACGGCTAGTTTAAGTAAAGCAATACCCAAGGTATTAAGTGTTGTTTCTACGCATGCTGTAAGCCTTTCTAAGCAGATTGGAAAGCTTTTAAGTGTAGTAAGTCATATAGCAGTTAAGCTGTACCCAGCATTTGTCCAGAAG